ATCGCACCAGCATGAAATCGGTAAACGTCCGTGCTGCCGTGCAGCGTGTTGTCTAAATGAACCTCAAAAAGCTCAATGATTGCACTGGGGTTGAGCTTGGCTAGCTCCCCATACGCAGAAGCAATCGCCGTCCAAACGCAGGTGTTGTCTGTGATCGTGCTGCCGATGTCTGTCGGCCAGCTGGGCTCAGACGAAGCTGACGTTCCAGCAGTCGTACACCGAAAAAACAGGCCGGATGCTTGATCTGTTGTGGCACGCCGGATGTCACCAACAGAAAATGATGTACTAGCGGCCCAAGCTGCTACTGCCATTACGGTTCAAAAACTTGGCGGAACGTTGCCTGAATT